CTGGCCCTATAACGGGAGGTGGCTGGGTGTTGGTCGTGCGGGGTGGTCCCCCTGGGTGTTTGAAGTTTTGTTTGCCGCCTGGTGTGTGGGTGTCTACGGTGTTCGCCCTGTAGCGCCGAGCTGGGCTAGCACCTTGGCGTCGGACTTGGCTTGCTTTCGTGCGAGGAACGCTGATGTCTCGGCTAGGCGCATGTAGGCGTCGGCCTGCTCGATGTCGCCATGGTCGGTGGCTTCCTCGGCTTTGTCGAGGAGCTGGGCTGTGCGGTCGGTCACCATGTCCTCCTAGTAGTCAGTGGCTGGACTAGCCGCTTGGGCTTGTCGCCGTTGCCCTTCGCCCGGTTGCAGCGGCGGGCCTTCGATGAGCGAGGTGGCAGTTACTTCGCTCATACGGGCTACCTCCTTTACTGACTGGCGTGTCTTCGTCTATCTCTGCGCGCATCGGATGGGGTGTGCAGCCGGGGCAGTCGGGGTTGTGGCACTTCTTGCCGTGGCTGCCCCACAGCATGGTTAGTGTCTTGTCGACGGTCTCGCCGCACAGCCAGCAGTTGGCCTCTTCGGCTAGGACGCGGCGTCGGAGTTTGTCCCTCGCGGAACCGTTGGAGCGGCGGGGGTTGGGGCGGCTCATACTCACCGCCGTCTGGGTACCGAGTGCGGGAATCGGACCCGCCTAATGCTTCACCATTTAAGGGCTACCAGCGCCAGCTGGGTACTCGGTGGACGCCGGGTGTTTCATGAGGGACTGTCGACCTGTCCATGGTTCTCCCGTGGCACCATGCCCGGCTTGGTACCGCTGGCAGGATTTGCACCTGCATCCGTCCGCACCCCCGTGCGGCTGCTCTGCTACTGAGCTACGAGCGGTTTAAGCCCCCACCAAAGATGAGCGGTGGAGTTGGTGGGGGCTGGGAGAGTGAAGGAAGGAACTCTCACCCGGTAACCGCCTACCTGATGGCGCGCGCGTGTTACCGACGTCGCTAACTATAGCAGATCGTACGGCTACCATCGGCCACAACAGCTGCGGCGTGTCGCCTCCTGCCGTGTGGGCGGGCTGTCCCAGCAGCCACTCCGTCGGGCACACGTACCGCTACCATCGTCCACCCCCAGACAGACTGGACGGGCCCCACCCCGTATCAGCGCCTCATCTAGTGCCGCCCTCACAGCCATCCCTCAATCACCGAGTCGGGATTAAGCCGACAAAGGCTGGCGAACTCCTCAATGAAGGCGAGTGCCCCCGTATAGGAACCCCACCCGTTAGGCGGATTCATCAACTTGTATTTGTCTGGGGTTTCCCGCAGGTTAGCGGAGACCAGGCTTAGAGTCGCCTCGGCGTCCCGTCCTGTTAGGCCGACTAGCGCCTCCCAATCGGCCCGACCGTCATGGGCGGGGAAGCCAGCCGCTGCCAGCATCTCCGACAGATTGAAAGTAACATTTAGATTGATCCGCTCGCCACAGCCTGAGCAATGAATGTAGTAGTCAGCGCTCATGGCACCTCTACCTCCTCGCCGTCGAGCCAGACCCACTCAGCTACAGGGCCGCCATCTAGCGCCCACCTCGCCACGCCGAGCAGGTTGCCCCCTCGCCACTCCTGGGCCTCCAGATAAGGGCTGGTCGGCTCCATAATGGACTCATAGCGGATCAGCTCATCCTGGGCGTCCTCAAGGCCGGTCTCATGCCAGGCCCCGAGAATTAGCGGGGAACGCCCGTCTGTCCCTGGGTCGACAGCCACCCAGACACTCGCGCTCATAGCAGTGCCTCCAATCCCGGCACATCAGCGGTGTCAATCCGCCACAAGCCGAGCCTGCCCTTGTAGGGGACCGGGTTGGATAGCGGGCGGGGATTCGCCAACCGCATGTGCCACGATGGATCGCCAGGTCCGTACGCCCACCGTGAGCACATCGGGGTCATGTCCACCACGCCTTCTCGCTCGCCCCAATGGACGCCAACGATGTCCACCACCCCGATGAGTGCGCCGAAGTCATTGTCACCGATTGAGTTCGCCTGAGTGGCGAACCGCTTCCAGGCTCTGGCAAGAAGACTCGTCGGGTCCCTGTGCAAGTCCCGATACCCGACTTTGTCGTAGCGTTGCGCAGCGTGGATCAGCACCGGCCCTCGATAGCTCCCGACGATGTTCCTGGACCTGTTCTCCACATCTTTGCCGCCGTGGATGATCGCCCATGCCCACGGTTGGCGGACCGTCAAGGCTCTTATCTCACTCATCGGGGTGAGCCTCCGTCCATGCCCCGCACCGGTCGCAGCGCCACAATGGACCAAACTGGCCCGCCTGAATACGCCCGCCCCTACCGTCGCCGACCTCCCCGTGGCTAACAGCCAGGTCTAGTCCCAGAGACTCGTGCTGGTCTCCGTCAAGCACAATCGACCGTCCACACCTACCGACACAAGCCATCACTAGTGGCCCCCATCGCATCGGACGGGATTCTCGACGGCCCGAAGTTGCAGACCGGCTCATAGGAGAGCCTCCCCCGCGATCCGGTAGAGCTGAGCGGCGATCCGATCCAGCCGGTCCACATCACACTCAGGGCACCAGTAAGGCCCCCAAGGCGTCCCAGCCGGACGCCCGCAATCCAGACACGACATGCCTGACGGTGTCAGGCAGTGGTGCTCGTAATGGTCACCCACCCAGCAATCGGGGTGGGACCGAAACTCGCTCATAGCAAGTCCTCCAGGCGGTCTACAGCAACAGCGTCACATCCGTCAGTGGGGTTATCAGGTCGCCCGTAATCGCCGCCGGATAGCAGGCTTATAGCCGATCTGATCCCCGACCGGAGCCGGTCGTTATCGGCCTGCACACGGTCTAACTCGATCTCTAGTCGGGTGATGTATTCACGCTCGGACAGGCCTAGTGGGACGCTCATAGCAGTGCCTCCAGATCGTCAGCGTGAGCCTTGACAGCCTTAGCGAGCTTGTCGATGTCTTCGGGCGACCAAGGCTCATAGCGGTCGAAATTGAGGCCGTACCCACGCCCGCTACGCACCTTGGGCGGCTCACCCAGTTTCGCCGAGAAATAGGGCTTGCCTTTGTCTCGACGCTCCGCCGCAAGCCTGCGCAGGCCACCCACGATCACGTCAGCCTTGCTCATAGCAGGGCCTCCAGATCATCAATCACTTTACGTCGTGAGCATGGAGCTGCTCGGCCACACACGCACATCCTGGTCCCTCCGAAGAGCACATGGGTTGCGTCGAGCTGGTGGTCAGCATCGAACACCCGCAGCGCTCTTCTGATGCCATCGGCTAGGACCGCGCTGTGCTCCTGCCGATTGCGGAGAGCTAGTTCCAACTCGCGTATGTACCCAGACTTGCCTTCATCAAGCCGGATGATGATCTCGTTCGTGGCTGGCCCAGGACCACAGATGCAGCGCGGTTCATAGTCGTATGGATGTGCTGGTAGGCGGCATTGGGGACAAAGCAAGATACTCATAGCAGTGCCTCCAAATCAGACTTGACAGACCTGGCCAAGTCGGCTTTGCCAACGTTTCCAAGGGCCTCAGCGCCGGCTACAGCTATCCCCATTCGATCGATGATCTGGTCGATACCTTCCCTGAGCCGAATGATGGTGGCCGCGTCATCATCAATCCGCCGGGCGACAGCAGCTAACCCAGGCATATAGCCCAGCAAGAATAGTTCATCATCGGTGCTCATAGCAGACCGTCTAAAAGATCGACGGCGGCACCTACGTGACTGGCGGCGTCGTGGGTAAAGCACTGTTCATCTACCGACGAAGCCTCCCAGTACCCATCCAAGGACTCGCTTGCCTTACTGACCCCGGCCCGTAGGCGCAGACACTCGTCCCTCATCTGCACCAGCCGCTCCGCCAATAGCGGTGAGCTGTCGTAAAGCTGGCTTAGCTCAGACGCAGTCAGGCCGGGCGTGCCCTCCTCGATCTGCCGAAGCTCCTCAATCAAGAGGATGTGATCGTTAGCCGTCGTCATAGGAGTGCCTCCAAATCATTCAGGGCGGCTGCCTGTGCGCACGGCCACACACCGCCGCAGATGCAGGTGATATGACCACCAAAGAGCGGTAGAGGGGATCGCCGATGGAACGGCCTAATAGTCCCAACCGCCGCGGCGATACCGTCAGTTAGACGTTGGATAGTGGCCGCGTCCTCATCAATCCGACGAGCGACAGCGGCCAGGCCAGGCATCTCAGCAAGCAGCATCTGATCCAACATGCCGTTACTCATAGGAGAGCCTCCAATAGCTCTCTTGCCTCATCTGCGACCTGGTAAGCCTCCGGCTCACGCCACGGCCCCAGCTCATCGTCAGACAGAGACGAGATGGTCGCCACAATCCCAGCCCGGAGACGGTTAATCTCCGCGACCAACCCGTCAAGGGACAGCTCCAGCTCCCATATGTGCCTGCTTTTGTCCTCATACGACAGGTTCGAGGACCGCCCCGCCAGCATCTCGATTATGGCCACGTAAGCCGCGTGAGCCCTGTTCATTTGCGCGTACCATCCGCTGTCAGACATCGAGGTGTAGTCAGGCTTAAGCCGAGCCCAGCCGCAGCATAGGCACTTAACCATGGCAAGATCGGTGCCTTGGTTTGGAAATCCAAGCACATGCGTCTTGGCGATGCGCTCTGCCTCGGTTGCATAGGATTGGGATTCAATGCTCATAGCAGCTCTCCCAGCACATCAACCAGGCTGTCTAGAGACGGGTTGCACTCGTCACAGCAATAGCCGTTATCAGCAATATCTCTAGCCTGCTTAATCCCCGCCCGGAGGCGTAGGCACTCAGCCAGCGAATCAGCCGCCAGTACCGCGAGTTGGAGCGGCGTGTAAGCGTCCCGCAACTCCCAGGCGGTGGGGATGCCTTCCCGTTCCAGCCCCTCCAGCAGCTCGCTGATCTTCGACTGGCTGGTCGGCGGTAGTGGCCCTGCGTCCACCCTCGTATCCTGCGACAATCGTGCTTCCATGCCGTCCCAGCGGGCCAGCAGATCAGGCAGGTCGACAAAGCGCAGGCGGTCCGGGCTCGCGGTCATCTCCACAATGTGCCTGTGCGAGGTTTCCTTGCCGCACAGGAAGCAGGTTTCCTCCGACAGCCGGTCCATGCTTATTGTTTTTTCAGAAGGGGGCATCAGCCGACCTCCCCGTCCACGCGTCGCCATCAGACCGGCTGTAGGGCTGATGGCCGCCAGTCCGCTCGACCTTCGCCGTCGCGTAGCGCAGTGACGGGCCAACCTCGTCCACCTGCACCTCAAACGCCGTCCGATTACTGCCGTCCTTAGCCTTGTAGGAGCGGCTGACCAGCCTGCCCTGGACGATCACCCTCATGCCCTTAGTCAGGGACTCGGCCACATGCTCGGCAGACTGCTGCCAGATCGAGCAGTTGAGGAACATCGCCTCACCGTCACGCCACTCGTTGGCCTGCCGGTCGAAAGTGCGGGGGGTGGAGGCGACCGTAAAGTTCGCTACCGCCGCGCCGCTAGGCGTAAACCTAAGACTCGGGTCATCGGTCAGGTTGCCGACTATTGTGATTGTTGTTTCGTTAGCCATCTTGTTTCCTTAGTTTTTGCAGCAGCCGTCGCACCCGTGAACCCCGCCATCCAGCAATAGCTGGTCGGGGTCCGGATGGCCGATCCCGTGTGGGCAAACCCGCTCGGCGATATGCCGGTCGGCACGCCAGTGGAGGGGCCATGCCCTCATGTGATGGTCTGACGGGGCGTGGATCGGGCAAGGACCGTCGCAACAGACGTGCGGCAGATGGTGCTTGTACCGACTCCAGAAAGTCTTTTCGGCAGTGGTAAGACTCATAATTTCTTCCTTCTGGGCGTCCGCTAGCGGACACTTAGCATTTTACTCAGAAAAGGCGATGCTGTCCAAACCGACAAGGACCGACGTGTCAACAACCCGCAATAGATGTTCCATATCCCAGACGGCCCGACAATGATCACACTCAACGTGATAGTCATGCCGATGCCCGATAAGCCGTCCCGTCTCACACTCGGGGCACCGGCGGGCGTACTCCCACCGGTCGTCACGGTCCTCGACCATCTCTGGTTGGCTGATAGCCCGCCACCGCCACAACAGCCGTCTCGCCTCGCCTAGCACCAGCTCGGCCTCATCCGGGTCCGTCTCATCCAGCTGCGGGAAAACCCCGGCCAGGAAGGCCAGCTTGGATGCTGTTGGTGTTACCGGCTCCAAACCCATGTGGAGGTTCCCCCGCACTAGCGGCGACCAGCGGGCCGCCCACTCGGAGATAGCCCGCCTCAAGTCGATAGGCCGAGGGTCGATAGGTAGAGGGGCGGTCGCGTGGGACAGCCTGCCGCCTTGGACAGTCCCCGACGCTGGGAGCTTCGCCAAAGACATCTTGCGCAAAGCTGGGTAGGCGTCCGCCAGTGCTTCCAGGTCCCGCACGGCCTCAGCCAGCCAGTCCTCATAGTTGCCGCTCACTCTTCGCGCCCTACCTTCGCCATCGAGCAGGCCGGGCAGCGCTCCCGCCAGAATTCAAAGACCCCTTCCGGGGTCATCCGCCGCCTCGGGATTGTCAACCATCCGGCGCTCCCAGGGAGTGAGCAGCTTTTGTGGTCACATTGGCATTCTGGGTTGCCGCAGTCGCGCGGCTCGGGCGGGCCGTAATCCGCCATCAGCTGACGGTGTTGCTCCCTCTGATGAAGCTCAGCCCTCGCGCTGCGAACCCGCCTGACGATCTCCGCGACCGTCACAGGCTTGTCAGCCTCCCGGTAGTAGGCCTTAACGGCCTGCTTGGCCTCCTCAAAGCTGATGTCGGGTAGAGCGTCTGCCCATGCAATCGCACCGATCTCGCTGATGGTCCGGTTGTCGTAGCAGGAGGCGAGCATCAGGATTTGCGCGGCTTCGATCTCGTCCATGTCAGGCCTCGATCTGCTGCTGCTTGCGTGCCCGCAGGCTGGCAATAACGTCGGCTGTTTGGGCTGCGCGCTGGTCGGTGGTTGCCATGCGCCGATCTCCTGGGGGCGGAGGGTACGGGCCGTCCTCCCAACGGCCAGCGTTCAGCCAGGTGGCCGGGTGAGGGATGAACTGGAGTTCAGGCCGGTTTGGGTCTTCGACCATGAGGCGGCGTTCACCGGCCAGGATGATTTCTGGTGGCGTCTTTTTTGTTGCTTTCACCCAGGCCTTGAGGGCGGCCGGTTTGCTGACTTTGCGTGGGTAGAGGCCCCAGAACTCGGCGAAGCTGTCCGGGTGGTCGGTCTCTCTCCCGTTGCCGTTTTCGGCAGCGGGGATTGTATATGTCTCTACCTCTGTCTCTCTGTCTCCAGAAGGGAAGGTACTGATGACTTCCAGGGCACCTCTAGAGGTGCCACCCAGGTCACCACTGGATGTGACCCTCATGTCATCCCTGCCGCCCGTTTGGGCAGCGGGTGCAGTTTCTTGTTGGTCTTCCCAGACGACCTGGAAAGTCAGAGTGGGATCAAACCTATCGGCGCGTCCCGCCGTGATCCACCCTTTGTCCCTCAGGACGTCGACGGCTCGACGGACCTGCTTGGCTGTCAGGTGGACTTCTTTGGCGATGTCCCCGTAGGTGACTTTCCAGCCGCCGGTGGTCTCTGCCCGCCAGGCGATCCGCTGCCAGACTCCGGCTATGTTGTAGTCTCCGAGTTCGTCTACTGCTTCCATCCTGACTACAACGAAGTTTTGGTCTTGGTAGGACCGTCTTGGTGCCCCGCTCATAGCCGTCCCCCTTCCTTAAGTTTTGTTGTTTGCCATAGGCAGGCCCGATGGCCTGAAGATGTCTTGCCCCACTCGTTGGGCACACGCTCGACCAGCCCCGCACGCACCAGCTCGGAACAGCGTGTGCGGATAGACGAGTCACTAGCCCAAGGGGCGTTGGAGTCCTGCGCCTCAACCCGATAGCGGGTCACTAGGCGCTCCTGGGTTACCGGCCCGAAGCGGTCTAGGACGGCCAAAACGGCATCCCTGACGGTCTTATGGCCCAGGGCGGTACCTGAGGCGGCCTCCACCGACGTAACCGGGTCGGAGGCCCTATACGGTCTGGCTACCATGGCTTCACCCCGCCCTCCGGGGTGAGAAAAACCAGACCATCCGTGAACGTCTTCACCGGGGCCGTCTCCGGATCCCACCAAGACCGGACTGACAGGCCCTGCTTGTAAGCCCACATGGGCTCGGCGTGAACCCGGTTGTGACACTGTCGGCACAGCGAGATCAGGTTCCCTAAGCCCAGGTAGATCGCCTCGCTGCTACTCGATCCCATGCCCCGGCGCACCCGATGGTGCACATCCGTCGCCCGGCCTCCGCACGACTGGCACGTCTCCCCATCACGGGCCAGTGCTGCCTTCTTGGCTTGCGGCCATCTGCTCTTGAGGCTCACCACTCCTCCTCCTTCAGCTCCCGTCCGAACCGGCGGGCCAAAGCCCGCACCAGGTCAGCCGCTTCCTCGTCTTGCGCCCGCTTAGCCAGGCGCACTCCCACCGAGCGGAATCGGCGGATCAGCTCAGCCTCATCTGGACCGTTACCGGCGGACACTTCGGCTGTTTTTTGAACAGTCATTGCAATAGACTCCCTCTACCGTACCGCTTTTTGCGGACGGCGGTGGGCTAAAAAACGATCCCCGAGGATCAGCACAGCCGCCACCGCATTAGCCGCCAGAGAAACGGCCACGGCCACCATCGCCAAAACCATGGCCCCGTAGATGACCGCAGCCGCAGCCAGCAAGAAGAAACCAACCGCTGCGCCCAAAGCAAGCTTGGTCATGCGCCCTCACCCCTCCCCGCAACCGACCAGGCCTGCCGTACTGACACGCCCACCGACCGGAAGGCGTCCAGCTCGGCGTTAAGCGCCTCCCTCAGGTCCTTAGCGAACCGGTAGGCAGCATCAGCCTCATCACGTACATCCCGCAGCTCAGCCGTCGCAGCTACAGCCGCGTAGCGCCTCTCCTGCTGCGGGCCCTCATAGGCCAGGTAGGCCTTAGCGAAGGCCCGATCAAAGTCGAGATCAGCGGCCATAAAAGCCCGGTAGCGCTCATCACACACGCGGACCGAGTTGGCGATCCGGCTGGATATCTCCAGGATCTTCTGCTCGATCTGTGCGGGCGAGTACTCGACAGGGTCAGACATGGCACTCACCTACTCTCGACCTTGGGTTGAGGCTGACAGTTGGCCCATATGGATAGGACCGGCTTAGCCTGGGTTTACAAGCACTTACGGAAGGAAGAGTGCCATGGGAACCCTCCACTACCCAGGACAAACAATCACCATCAAAGACGACAGGCTCGCCGACCTCGAAGCCGCCATCATTAGCCTGCTCCGAGCCCAACGCGGCCTCACTGAAGACCCACCCGTAGCCATCCACATAGGAGCCACAAGCCTCATCATCCAGCCTGGCATCCCGATCAGCTTCACTTTCGACACGCCGCCCAACAAGCGTAAAGACACCGGCACTGGTGCCATGACCTGGGTCTGACATCACCGGACCGCCTCCCAGCCGTCCGGGCACATATCCAGCCTGCCCGTACTGACCCAGCCGCTCTTATGAGCCAGCCCATAGGCGTCAGACTCCGTCGCCTGCGGCGGCAGGACCGCGAGGAAACAAGCCCCGCAATCCATGCCGTCGCACTCGACCAGGAAACGGGCCTCTTTGCCGTCCCGCTTGGTGCTCATCGTCATGCGGCCACCGCCTGATCCATGGCTTCGGTCACACGGGTTAAGAGCGCGTCACGAGCCGCGTACGTTGCGCAAGCCATATCTGTGGCAGGCTCCTCACTGTGGTGGGTGAGGAGTGCGGCCCACTCGTGGCGCGCGTAATCACGTGCCACCCTGAGGACCACGCTCAAGTCGGCCAGCTCGCTTTCGGAAAACTCGATGGTCGGCATCAGGCGTCACCGCCCTTGCACTGCTCGCAAGGCCACGTCTCCCAGTCGGCCAGAGCCGCTGGGACTGCCCTGGCCGTAGTCCGGGCGCACACGGTCTTGACGGTCCCAGGGATGCCCGCCGCCGTGATGGCGCTCGTGTGGTTGACGAGGTGGACTCGCATGCCGCGCTGGCTGGTGTAGACCACGTCCTCAGGTCTTACGGTGCTCATGAGACCACCGCCTCACCTTTGACCAGCGGCCACACGGGCCGCCACACGTCCAGCAGGCCTGCGATAGCCTCATGCAGCTCGGCGCTACCCGACTCAGTCAGGTTCACCGGCGTCGCCATAGCGACCCTGACGGACTCGCCCTCCCGGCTGTCCCACTGCGGGGTGAGAATGAACTGTTCGTGATCAACCGTGACCACGGTAGGTAGCCCAGTCTTGTGGGTTACGGGTACAATGGCATCAGCCATGGTGGGCTCCTGACTCGTAGGAACTGTCTGTGGTTAGGCCCTGGTTTGTGTGACAGCACTCGCCTGGGCCGTTTTTAATTGACCCCAAAAGCCTAAGACTCCCAGGCGATTCCGTCAAAAGTTGGGCGCTTAACACGAACGTTTGTTCGAAAGAATCAAAAGTAAAAGCGCTAGTCATGCGGCAACACCACCCATGTAACGGTTGATGAAGTACTGCTGGCCCTTACCAGTTACCTTCGGAGTCTTAGACACACTCGTGTGACCATCCGAGTGGGTAATAGCCGTTTCTTTCACCGTGAACAGGCCCATCTCCATAGCCCTCTGGGTCGGCATGTTGTAATCAGAGCCCTCCCGGCGGATCAGATAGCCATCACGGCGCAAAGACTCGAACAACCGGTTTTGCCCGGTCATGATCCCGTTCTGCCGGAGCAGCTTCGCCAGCTCGCCTATAAGAATCGAGCTATGGCTAACCGCGACCGCATCGGCAAACAACACCTTGGGCGCATCCGCCTCGGCCTTAGCCTCAAGCGCTAACCGACGCTGAGCCTCCAGCTCCCGCGCTTCGGTTTCATCCGCCAAAGCCCGCAAAGCCTCCGCAAACGACTGAGGAAGCTCACGGCCAGACGAATAGCCGCCAGTCTTCCGGATCGACGGCAACACTTCATGAGTCACCCAGCGGCGGAACGGTTTCGCCTTCGGCGACCGTGAAACCATGATTGCGTGGTATAAGCCAGCCTCGGTGATTACCGTCATCGTCTGCGGCCCACCAAGGGTGGGCACTATCTGCCCACCCTTCTCGTCACCATCAATGAGGCGCGTCATGTCCTTGGATGCGCTGTAATCAAGGATCGCGGCAACATCACTAGCCACGAATTGTGGGTTGCCCTGATCGTCAGCTAGCACCCGCACCCCGGTGCCATCGAAATCAAACTGTTGTAGTTCCGTGCTCATGCGGCCACCGCCTCGGCGTTGGCTCGGCGGTAAGTCTCTACGTCGTCAAACCCAGCCACGCAAGCGAAGTCATCGTCAGTCCAATCGCCGTCGTAGGCATCAAGGAAGTCGGTCATGCTGCCACCTCCTCCGGTGGTGCAAGGAAATCCAGAGCGCTTAGCAGCTCAACGTGGGCCTCTCTAAGGTGCCGGTACGCAGCTACCAGACACCCAAAGGCGTGAGTCTCGCTAACCCCTGACGTCTTCGCGACGGCGCTAATGTCAGCCAGCATCTTCAAGGCTGTCGCGTCAGCCCCGGCTACCGCTATCGCGCTGGCCCGTAGGCGGGCATCCGCCTCAGCGGCCAGATATTCGGCCTGCCACTCAAAGACAGACTTAGCGTGGTTTGGTTCCCCCTGGGCATGCGGGGGTACAATGGCTTCAGCCACAATTGATCCTTTGTTCTTATGGGTTTTGGCTAGGCCTTCGCGTCGTGTTACAGCACTTGCGAAGGCCGTTTTAATTTGTTGAGGGAAATCTATACCTATTAGGCGGGGATTGCAAAGTGCGGCCTTTACCCGTTCACCCCGCGGCGGATTTGCGACCAGCGCGCCCGCGATAGTGGCCACTGGAGACCGCACGCACCGGCGATCTCTTCGCGAGGAACCTTCGCATCGTCCGCCGCCACCAACGCCCGTCTCCGGGCCTCCTTCGCTGCAACCGCCGCTTCCTGCGCCTTCTCCATAGCCTCTGCCGCTTTCCGGCAGTCCCTCAATAGGCGGGCCTTCTTTACCTCGCTGACCATGGCCTAATCCTTCCAGATTTATAGATGCTGCCGGTTGGCCCATAAGATCGGCCCCATGAGCGAAACCCCGGCCAAACGTGTCCCGAAGTGGGAAAGTGACACCATCGAGCGCATCCGTGGCGGGCTGCGAAAGTACATAAAGCCCATGCAGGAGATGATCGCCCGTGACGCTAACGAGGCCGACACCAGGCTGATCGTCACCGACATCCTCTGCGAGCTGCTCGGCTACGACAAGTACTCCGAACTCGCCACCGAATACATGATCCGGGGTGACTTCGCCGACTACGGCATCCGCGTTGACGGCACAGTGCTGGCCATGGTTGAGGTCAAACGCATAAAAACAACCCTCAATAAGAGACACCTGCGCCAGCTGGAAATGTACGGCGTCAACGAAGGCGTCGAGTGGCTGATGCTGACTAACGCCCAAGTGTGGCAGGTCTACCGCCTCATCCCAGGGATGCCCGTCACCGTCGACCTTGTCCTTGAAGTCGACCTCCTCAGCGACGGCGAAACCATCGCGAAAAAGGCCGACAAACTTGCCCACATGTCCAAGAGCTTCATGAAACACTCCACCCTTGACGGCTTGTGGAAGGTCACCGCCGCGACCGCACCCGCAAGCCTCGCTGAAGTCATCTTGTCCGATACGGTGCTCGACGCAGCCCGCAAAGAACTCAGACGCCGGACCGGCCACGCTATTGACAGCGCCGACCTCGGGCGTCTCATCCGAGACAGTGTGATCCTGCCCGATCTGGTGAGCTAGCCGCCCCTCAGCTGAGACCAACCCGAATAAGACTGGGGCCACTTCGCCCCAGCCGCCCGAGCTATCGCTTCCCGAGGAACACCCGCATCGTCCGCCGCCCGGATAGCAGCCGCCCGCTCCGCCTTCAACCGCGCCAGAAGCTCCTTCGCTTCCTTCCGGGCCTGCGTCGCCGCAGCAACAGCAGCCAGCAGCTCCTTTTCTTCCACGGGACTCTCCTACGGGGCAACACCGGACGCCTAGTCCGGTGTTAATCTTAAGTGATTTCTTCCGGCAGCTCACTGGGCCGCCTCCTCAGACAGGTCCACAGTCTCCGCCTCCTGCGCCTGCTTCACATGCGCCATAAAAGCCTGCTGTACCTCTTTAGGGGCCTTATCCAGGCGATACCTAGCCCACATCTGACGCAGCTCGGCTACATCAAAGTTGGACCCCATCTCAGCTAGGACGGCCTGCCAATCGGTCTCCTGATGTGCCGCCTGCGCCCCATTACCGTCATCATCATCACCGGCAGCCACACCAGTCACAGCAAGCAACGTGTAACGTCTCGCGTAGGTGATAGCCGATCCGACCGCATGAGGCCCGACCGACTGCGGGTCAGGGAGCGGGTACCAGCCCTCGATAGATGCGCTAGACGCCCCGTGCAGGAGGCTGTAACGCAGGCCAAAGGCCCCCGCATCGTTAGCGGTTGGGACGCAAGTCCAGGCCAGGCCGTGCTTTGCCAGCAGCGGCACAACCACACTAGTCACATCGTCTAGATCCGCGTACTTAGAGCGGAAATGATCATTTACGCTGCCCTTGGCTACCCTGGGCAGCTCAGCCTGAAACGCCGCTAAAGCCGATCTCAAGCTCGCAGTTGGTTCTTCCATCAGTCTCTTCCTTCCATGAAGTGTTATTTGGTTTGGGTGATGCGGAGTGAGGGCGCACCTGGCTTGCCCTCAGACATGTACTCGTCGACCAGCTCCGGATGATCAGCCGTCAGCCGCTTCTGGTCCAGGGTCCGCCGGGGTTTCCCCGGCGCGTAAGACAGGCTCCAGCCGTCCGTCTTAGACGCGGTGATCCCAGCGCCGTCCAGATAGCCGCGCAGCGCTTCGTCGGCCATGCGGGCCATCGCCTTAGTGCCCAGATAATCGGCCACCAGATGGGACAACACCTCGTCCTCAGGCTCAGGCTCAGCATCGAGCGCCGCCAAAAATCGGTCAGCGATAGACCGCAGAAAGGCGATCCGCTCCGAGTCAGGCGTCAGCATCACCCAGTCGATATCACCCGGCCTAAAAGCCCCCGGTTCGCCCAGGCGCTCCTCCCAAGCCAGGCAGCACGACCCGGCCCCGATCACCATCATCTGCCACTGGCACTGATCCCCATACCGGTCAACCATCTCCTCCGGGGCCACAGTCTCCGAGCAGGTCTTGTACTCGCCGATCATCTGGCCGTCGGAATCCACCCCGTCGGGCGACGCCAGATAACGAGGGTTTACCGCCGCCCAGAAAACCCGCGACTCCGGCAACAAGACCAACGACCCGAAAGCCCACTCGCTGATGGCCTCCTCGCGAAGCTTCCCCCACTCGGTGTAGGCGTTGCCCGCCCACGGCTCCTCAGGCCGACGTTTGACCTCCACCAGCCGGGCGATAGCCAGGTCAAGATTCTGCGCTTTAGCCAGGTCACGGATCTCGGTGGCGGTGATGCCCTGACGGCGTTGAGCCAGCCAGGCCTCCCGGTCCGAGTCGGACGCCCCAGCCCGATCCATCCACGTACCGCTACCAGCGGACACGTCAGGCAAAAAAACGCCACTCATGAGGACAACTTGTCGCCGTTAGCGTGGACGAAGACCTTGCCGACCGGCACGTTAAGCGTGTCGGCAATCTTCCTCGCGTTATCGATTGAACAAACGTAACCATCGTCAGCCAGGAGGCCGTAGATGGCCGACCGGCCCGGCCCGCCATGCGCCCCCCGCACAGCCCTAATGAGCTGCCCGCCCGACGTCATTCCCGCCTTGCGCATGGCCAGGCGGATCGCCTGGACCTTTACCTTCACCATTGTTTGGCTCACTGAAGCCACCTTCCTTCCGCGCTCCTGTTTGCGCGGTTTGCCCTATTTGACAGGTTACCAAAGTTTACCCCAACTGTCCACCCAGAGCCGTACGGGCGTACGCCAGTGGACACCTGGCAGGTTGTCCAGGTAGCCTTGGCGTATGAGCGACACGCCCCTAAAAACCCTTGCCACACTCATCACCGACTACCGCGACAAGACCGGCGACTCCTACCGCGACATAGCCCGCAAAACCGGCCTAGCCAAGTCCACAGTCGCCGACCTAGCCCAAGGCCGACGCGGCTTCCCCGTCCGCATCGAAACCATCGAAAAGATCGCCCAAGGCCTCCACATCCCCCTCCAGCTCGTGCAAGAGGCCGCTGTCGGCACCTCCATCGCCCCAGGCAACCGGTACGGCGACACCAACAGCACCCAGATCAGCCTCATCATCGGCATGTTGACCCAGCTGCCACAGGAGGACCTAGACATGGTCGAGGCGCTCGTAAGGAAGATGGCCGCCGCGTCGCAGGCATGAGCGCCGCCCGCAACTCGTCCACCTGCGAAGGCGTAAGAGGAGGAGCGGCAGCCACCAGCCGCCGTCTGGCCTCCTCAACGCTCTCCATAGTGGCCGATGATAGCGGTACAGACTGTCCGCTGGCAAACGTACGGGGGCAAAACAATAGGCCCCCACTATCTAGCGGGGGCCTATTACTTCATTGGGTTCACTTGGCCGGTACAGGCCACTCATATACCCCGTCGGCGGTCTCGGACCACGAGCCTCCAAACTGCGCAGCCAGCACATCAGACAGCTCATGCCCGGCTACACCCGGCTCGTAAACCAGCTCGTACCAGTCGTTGCCAACACGGGGAGCGCGGTATTTGAGGGCCTTGCCCTCATCGTCCACCAGCCAAGCGCCTGACTTGAGGTCGATTTTCGCCAGCCGCAGGTTGGGCCGCGATTTACTGGTCGCGATGGCGACGACGGTTGCCTTGACCGGTCTGCTGACCCACTCGCATCCGTCCGGGATGTTGTTGCCCCAGTCGACTTCGCGGCTAGTCACGGTCACATAGCCTGGCTGGCCAAGCAGATCACCATGGTCTTCCAGCGGCCCTACCCGGACCATGTCTGGCAGGTGGTAAACGGACGTGTAGCTGGTGGCGTTATGGGCATGGTGGCGGCGAAGCATTGTTTCGGTAGCGGTCTTCTTGCTCATTGTTTTCTCCTTCTCGGATTGGGCCGCCCCTCCGGCAACCCGTGTAACAAATATTACACCATTGCGGGGGAATGTCAACTCATACCCCCCACATTAACAATCCGGGCCGGAACCCCCTCATCCCGCAGCATCTTGAGCGCCTCAGCCGCCGCCACCCGGTGCACGCAAGCGGGCAACCCATCTAGGTCAGGCCAGTCGTCCCAGAACGCCTGATCGTCGGCGTACGACGGGACCAAGGCCGGTGACTGGCCCTGAGCTAAACCGGCCTCATACAGGGTCTCGGCGATCTGGTCTGCCAGCTCCTCAGCCTCCTCAAGGCGGGCTGTCGCCCAGTCAGGCCAGGCCCTCCGGCCCGACTGCGCCTCGCTAACCCGACTGGTCTTCCAGGGCAGCCACTCGGCCAGCTTGGCCTGGCTCATGCCCAAGGCCTCACGCCGGGCCGTAATTTCCAGCGGGTCCATGCCCGTCTCCTTCCCTATAAACACGGGAAGGGCCCCAGCTTTTGCCGGAGCCCCCGCCTAGATCAGACCCTCTTGTAGCCCTGCCCTTGCTCGACGATCAGCCCCTCGGCCATCATCTGCTTGAGCGCCAAGCGGAGCAGGACGCCCCGCGAGGTGTCTTGCCCGACGCGTAGGCCGGTCGCGTCTTGAGCCCAGCTGTCAAGCGTCGCGGTGCCGAGCACCTGGTTGCGGTTCCACTTGGCGGCCAGGACGTTGGCTAGTTCGGTGGCTTTGTCGTCGATGGTGTTGCTCATTGTTTTCTCCTTCTCGGGAGGGCCGCCCCTCCGGCAACCCGTGTAACAAATATTACACCATTGCGGGGGAATGTCAACTCCTCCAAACAATCCCCACCGACGCCGGGTCAAAGCTCTTACGGCCCCGCCCAACCCTAAACAATGTGACCTCCATCAGTGCGGAAATCGTCCGCCGCCTCATATCCAGCGACGAACCGTCAAAAGCCGCCACCGGATCAGCCGCCGCCAACACGGCACCAGGGCCAGCCGACGAAAGCATCACCGCCTCCTTCGCCGCAATCGCCGACAGCCGCTCATCGACCTTGCCCAACGCCGACCGCAAACGCCGACCGTCAATCAGCCCCTCGTCGTAATCCCGCTCCACCGTCTCACGGCGCAAACGCAACTGCTCCCGCTCCGCCATCAAAGCGGCCAACTCGCCCTCATCCGCCTCAGAAACAAGCAGACGGCTCAGATCGGGGAGCGCCAGCCGATCACGGACTAGGCCGACCACATAATCATCAATCGCCGGGCCGGAGCGGGCAAAGCACCCTTGGCGGCAAGAGTAACGAGGCCTAGGAACGCCACCTGCCCTACTCGTCGAGCCAGACCGTACGGTGGCCCCACAAGCCCCACACCTGTAGATACCAGACCCCAGGTACTTCCGGGCCGTGTCGAGATGGTTACGGATCCGCGCCGGGTCCTCCAGCCGAGACTTAACCGCCCAGAAAAGCGACTCATCAATGAGTGGCGGCCAGGTAGCCTTGCCGACAATCTCACCCTTATATCTTGACAAGCCAGCATATCTAGGGTTGACGAGGATTGTCCGCACTGTCGACGGGCTCCACCGCCCGCCCCCAGACCGCGTCGGCATGACCCCGCCCAGCCACCGCGCCAAGCCGTACATAGTCTCGCCCGCCGCACAGCGGGCGAACATCTCCCGGACGATCTCAGCCTCTGGCTCGATGATCTCCCCGTCCAGCGTGTAGCCCATCGACCGGATACCCCGAGGGGGACGGCCCATCTCAGCCCGCTGCCTTTGCCCTGCTGACTGGCGTGCCCCCTTGCGCTCAATCTCCGCACGGGCCACCGCCGCCTTAATCCGGGCGTACATCCTGCCCCCGTCGGTCGTCAGGTCTGCCTCACCGTTAGCCGTGACGATGGCCAGCTGCTTGCCCTCCGCAGCGTCAATCCAGTCCTCCAACTGGCGGGGCTGCCGGGTCAACCGGTCCAAGTCCCAGCAGACCAACGCGTCGAACAGGCCAGCCTCGTAGTCGGCCCTCATGCGCTCGTACTCGGGTCTCAGCTTGGCCGAGCTACTGGCGCTAATGGAGTTGTCGATATACTCGCAGGTGACAGTCCAGCCCCGGTCAGTGGCGATCTTGGTGCAGGCCTCCCGCTGCCGGGTGACAGCCAGCTGCTCGCCAGTCCGGTCCAGGGACACACGTAGATACAGGGCAGCTCTCATGCCCCCAGTCTAATGCCTATCGAGAGGGGAACCCGGTCGAGTTCCGCCACCGATAGGCATCAGGAGGGCGGCTGCCGCCAGGTGCAGGGGCTAGACGGCAGCCGCCCGCTCAGTGGGCCGACCGGTAGGCGGCCAGCACCTCCGCCGGGACCCGCCCCCGCTTAGACACCTTGATGCCCTGGGACGCCGCCCAGTCCCTCACCGCCTGCGTGTCAGCCGGGACCCGCCTGGGCTTGCCCACCCTACGGCCAGCGGTCAGGTAGGGCTCCAGGAGCTTAGCCAGCTGATCCCGCGACTTAGGAGACAAGTCGAGTTCATACTCGGCACCGTTGAAACCGATAGTAGTCGGACGGTGGGAGCCAGGCGGCAGCTCCTCACCAGTGATGTCATCAATGTAAACGGTGTTTGTCTTGGTGGCCATGACATGAGTGTCAACCCCGCTACCCAAACAAGGCAACCACCCGAACGAGTGAATCTCAGCATTTGAGCGTGCAAAAAGCGCCCCACCCCTGAAGGCCAGAGGGTGGGGCGCTAGTTTCGGTCACTGGTGGAGGGCTAGCTCGGTGGTCCTACCGAGGTCCTTCCGCAGCTCCCGAATATCCGTTTGAATGTTCCTTGTCGTGGTTTCGAGGACTGTTAGCCGGTCGTCTACCTGGTAGAGGCTCCCGCCCATAGCGCCGAAGCCCACGTCTAGCCGATCCGATAGCGAAGTAGGCCGGTTGTTTATGCTCTCGGAAACATCCCTAGCATGGGTGACGGCCTCCCTGGCAGTGGCATTAGCGGCTTTAGCTTGGCGCGACGACAGCAAAGAAAAGTAGCCGGTCAAGACGACTCCGGCCAGGCTTAGCGTGCTGGCCACCATAGTGACTAGCAGCTCGGTGGGGACGGTCACACGACCTCCACTTGTTGATGGTCAGGTTTCCAGCCCATGCTGGTTAGGGCGGAGACGACGCCCGCCATCCCGGCGATAGACAGCACGCCCACCCAGTCGGTGTCGATCAGGCCAGTACCGGCGGCGGTCAGCGCGGCAGCAGCCGACTGACAGAAAGTGCGGATACCACGCTCCGCGAGGTCCCTCCAAAAAGCTTTAGTCCACATCTCACTGCACCTGCACCGCGTCGATAAATTGGCCGAGGATCCCGGCGTAACCATTAGTTGGGTCGGCCAAGTCGCAGACTGAGACCCATGGGAGCCAGCCCGACTCGCGAGTGTGGACGCGGTAGGTTTTGCCGAAGACCGCCACGGCGTCGATCCAATGGTTTGAGACCCCGGCGTAACCATTATTGTCGTCGCCCCAGTCGTAGCCGGTGACAGCTGGGAGCCAGCCGTCCTCCTCGGTGTGGACCCGGTAGGTGGTCCCGGCGATGGCCAGCTGGTCGATGATCTGACCCATCACACCGGCATATGGCTCGCCGCCGTCAGGCCCAGCCCCCGTCACCTCGCCTGGGTAGATGCGGTTGAGGCCGTCGTCCAGATAGGAGACCTGGTACTTGGTGCTACCCACTGTCTGATGAGGCACAGGAGCCGGTGCGGCTGGGGCTCCCGTGACGGCCTGGCCCGTCAGCACAGAGGCGATAGTGTCGGCCAGCAGGTCTAGGTGCTCCTGGCCCCACTGGGACTCGTCGGCGAACTCGTGGCTAAAGGCCTCCAGGTAGGTGACCGGGGCGGTCACTTGGGCGATCTCCCACAGCGAGTCACCCCGCTGCACCGGGGTCCTCTTGCCGCCCCAAGGGTTGATATCGGCCAGGGCGTTGGCCATGTTGATGTTGACCGGCTCTGCGGCATCCTGAGGGCCGTAGACCAGGACGCACGACCCGTGGCCCGTGTTGCTGTGGAAGTTGACGGCCCGGTCTGGCCCCCAGGCGTTGACGATGGCCGGATGGCCCGCGTAGTCATCGGATGGCGTCCGGTTGCCGACTGTCAGTACCTGGTGGCCGAGAGCCTGGAGACGGGCTGCTACCCGGTCGCGTAGGTCGATCATGACCCCGGCCTCAACAGTCACACCGGCTGGGCCGTTCCATTCCGCAGGCCTGCCGGGCGCATTGAAACCGTGTGGGTTGTACCACTGGTCTGAGCTGATTAGGGCGTATCTAGTCATATTCCCCCCTGTTCTGGGTACTAAAAAAGCCCGCCGGGCTGGCGGGCTGTAGAGAATGAAGTCAGGCGACGGGGATGAGGAAGCAGGTCAACCGCCAGGCTCCCGGCGGGGAAGTGACCAGCCTGTAATTAACGCCAATGATGGTCGTGTTGGTGCAAGTCGATAGGGCTTGGATGGGCTCGACTTGCACGCCTGAGGCGTTCCAATCCCCGTTGAAACAGAAAGCCATATAGTTTTGGCCGATGATCGGCCTGCCATGCACAATCTGCGTGTCAGAGGCGTAGTTGCCTGCTGGCATCGCCCCCAAGACGGTCGTCGAGACCAGGCCTTCCGCTGGGGCTTGTAGGCCGCCGTCTCGGCTGTGGACGATCAGGCGACGGTTCTCCAACTGGCACCACACCCGGTCGCCTAGCTCCAGGCTCGCCTCAGCGATCAGTAAGACTGGTTTCAGTGGTAGGGCAATGCTGTCGCCGTCCAACCTGACCCCAACCGGATCAAGTCTCGTGACTGTGCCCCACGACCAGCTCATCTCGCCCCCCTCACATTGGGTGCAGGATGCACGAGAGTCGCCAGGGCCCAGGTGTCGACGAGATCAGGTTGTAGCCCACATCGATCAGGTTCCAGGCCTTAGCCGTGGCCGGGGCGGTCACAGACTCGATCTGAGCGGCTGACGCCGCCCAATCACCGTTAAAGCAATGGGCCAGATAGTTGCGTCCAGCGACCAGCGACCCGCTGATAAGGCTCACCTCGGACCAGTAAAAGCCCGACGCCTGAGCACCCAGCACGACAGATGCCGAGGCTGCCCCAATCTGGGCAGGCCCACCCGGCAGACCCACAACAATCAGCCTGTGGTTTTCGGTCTGGCACCACACCCGTGTCCCCACAGCCAAGGCCGTCTCACTGACCAGCAAGACTGGTTTAAACGGCAGGGCCACACTGTCGCCGTCGAGGAGTACCCGCACCGGGGACAGGCCAGTCACCGTCCCCCAAGACCAGCTGGTCACTGGATCAGCCCATGCTCTGCCAGCACCTCTTCGACCGCCGCCCGGATCACGTCAGTTAGGGTCTGCCCCTCAGCCGCAGCCACGCCGGTACCACCGTGTGCAAGCCCGAGAGTCCCGCTGACCCCGAGAGTCACGCCAACCGACCCGTCAAAGCTGCCGCTGCCGTCTTGGGCCAGGTCGACACCGAGCGCTCTTGCTGTTGCTAGCTTCACCGCCGCCGGGGCGGTACCTTGCGCCTCGGTGACTACCCGGTACCAGGCCTTCCACCCCGCCGAATAGCCCCGCTGCCACTGGTACTGCCCGTTGTGTGAAATGAATAGTTGAGTTACATTGCCCCCGGCTACCCACTCTCCGACGAAGAGTGTTCCGGCTGTGGCTGGGGCGAAGTTAGCTATGGTTTTGGCGGTGACGTCGGATGGGATGGAGTACCATCCTGGCGCTGTAAGGTCATTCGCGTCCGAGCCTGCGGCGAGGACCTTAAATAGCGGTGCGCTAGCAGTGTCTGCATTGCCGTGGAGATAGCCGTAGATGTTTTTCAAGTGCGCGTTTTTGAAAGGCCAGTTTGCCGTTCCGACGTTGCCGTCCCCGGTTGATGTCGGCTTTCCTGGGATGATCCCTCCTGTGTCCACATTCGTAGGAGTCGCCAGATAGCCGTTTTTAGTGGGGCTCCCGTCCGGGTTTAGCAGGACTGCGTAGCCCTCCGTGCCTACGGTGCCGATGCGTGCCGCACCCAACGCGGTCGTGGCCCCCACAGCTGTATCCGCCCCAGTGCCCCCAGCCGTAACAGGCACGATCTCGCTAGCCCCGCGGACACCCAGGTTTGCCCGCGCCTGCTCGACCGTGGACGCGTTAGTCCCCCCGTACTCGATGGGCGCGATGCCCAAATCCTCGTAGGCAGGCACCACATCTCCACGGTAGGAGATGGCGAATTGGAGCCCGTCGGGCTCTGCGACCAGGACACCACGAGCGCCGTTCGTCGCCGGGTTGACCGACTGGACGAAATCACCGATCAACGGCGTGATCGCCGGGTTGGCAATAACCGTTACTGTGCCCTCAAACCCGTCGGGAATCTCATCCTGGGTGGTCCAGGTGCCCTGCCCCCGGTCGCCCTTCGGGCCGGTCTCACCTTGCTCACCCTGCGGGCCTTCGACGCCCTGAGGGCCTTGCTCCCCCTGGGGGCCAGTCTCGCCTTGCGGCCCGGTCTCCCCTTGGACACCCTGGAGGCCTTGGATGCCTTGGGGTCCTTGCTCGCCTTGCGTGCCTTGCTCCCCCTGAGGACCGGTCTCGCCTTGCGGTCCTTGTGCTCCTTGGGTGCCTTGCTCGCCGCGTGGCCCCTGGGGGCCTGGCTCGCCTTGGGGGCCGGGCACGCCACCCCAGTCTTGGACCACAGTCCAGTCGCCACCATCCGAGTGGATGTACAGGTCGTACTGGCCTGGCACGGTCTCGTCTGCGACCAGGTAGGCGGCAGCCATCGCCGTGTTGGCAAACTCGGGCAGGTCGGGCAGGCTGCTGCTGCTGCCGGGCGCACGGTAGACGCCAGCTTGGACGGTGACGCTCGAACCGTCCTCACCCTTCGGCCCTTGCGGGCCGGGCTCGCCCTGCGCACCCTGGTCGCCCTGCGGCCCCTGAGCCCCAGTGTCACCCTTGGCCCCCTGGATGCCCTGCACACCCTGGGTGCCAGGCTCGCCCTGTGGGCCTTGGATGCCCTGCTCGCCGCGCGGCCCGGTCTCCCCCTGCGCCCCAGTATCGCCCTGGACGCCTTGGAGGCCTTGCGGACCGGCGGTCATCACCGCACCGAACACGTACTGCTCTGCCCGGTCGGCGGCATCACCGTAAATCTGGCTCATCGGCCCTCCCACGTCACATCAGCGGCCACCACAACCGGGATAGCCGGATTTAAAGTCTTGGCCCCCCAGGGGATCACCGTCGTGACGATCCCGTCGGGGGAAGTGATCTGCACATCCGCGACCAGCCTGCCGTCAGGCAGAAGGGCCGTCGCCGAGGCGGCCAGGGGGAAGGTGATCGTCCCGTCCGCCTCGACTGTTGCGCTGGCGGTCAGCTCGGCCTTGGGGCTGTTGGGTGTCCGCCGGATTGTCAGCTGCGCCGAAAACCCGGCCTTCTCGCTGTTCCGGGTGATGATCTTGACCGTCTGGTCGTCACCCCTGACTAGCTGGATTTTCACAGACCCTCCTACAGGTCGATTACTTCTTGGAGGTTTGTTGTCATCAGACCGGTTGGGCTTAACTCCAACTGGAGACTCACCACCACATGCCTGGCATCCACCCCCGAAGGCGTGTGCTGGAACCGGAGCACATCCCCAATCCACAAGGGCAAAGGCAGATGCTTAACCTCTACGGTCGCTTGGGGAGAGGATGAGCCGATGAGCGACTGCCTGGCCCGCGCGTCTAGCACGGCCTGCTTGGCCGCCTCATCCCCGTCCGGGACCTCCACCCCAGTCAGCACGTTGGTGATCCACCGGCCCCGAGACTGGTACGAGTAAGGGCTGTTGGGGTCCTCATTAGTGGCGATCCCGCTGAGGGTTTCGTCCTGCGACGAATGGATGGCCACCACTTTGTTGGGCACCGAGTAGTTGTCCCGTCCCCTGGTCAGGTCGGGCGTGTACACCGAGCGGTCGCCCCACACCAGCTCCCGGTCTAGGTCGATAATCTCGTAGCGGATCGCGCGGGCTGCCGGGCGCACATACGGCGCAGCCAGGAAGTTCCCTTGCCCGTCGGCCATCAGCGAGTTGAAGTTAAGGACTTTGAGCAGGTCGTTAATGATGGTAAGTAGGCTTGTTCCGGCGTCCCACACCATCTCCGAGGAGACCCCCGCCGTGTTTTGCAGGTCGACCCGGATGGTCTCCCCGGCAGCCTCGACCAGGTCCCGCACAATCTGCAAGACCGGCACCCCAGTAGGGGCAACGAAACTAGTCTCAGTGGCGTCCTGATCCAAAACAATCGTCTTTTCGGTCAGCTCAAGGCTGTAATTCCGCCCGGTCGCCGTCCACTCCTCCGGAGCCCCCGTGATCACATACACGCCCAGCGGGATCTCTGGCAGACCATCGATCACCAGGACAGGCCTGATCCGGTCGGTCACCAGATTCAGGTCGGCGATCTTGAGCATGCCCGGTTGGGCTTCGTCCAGGTCGGCGACCGTGGCCGACCCTTTGCCCTTGACCGCGACGGTCCACGACCATTGCAAAGACGCGGTGACCACCCCGTCCAGGTAGCCCTTCAGCGTGTCGAGCCCGTCCGTCCCATGCGCTAGGACCTCGTACCGGTAGGAGGTCTCCCGGCTGCCGTACAGCACCCCTTCGACCGTCTGGGGGGTGACGGGCACGATGGTCACTGTGCCTCCTGGATCGTCAGCGTCAGGTCAGCCTTAGACCAAGTCCGGTTGCTGATCGCGCCTTGGACCAGCCCGAAAACCCGCCGTCCGGTCGGGTCGCGGTAACAAGCCCGGTCAGCGGCCAGTAGCCACCGTTCGATCTCCTCCGGCGTTGACCCTTCACCGGTCACAAGCGTCGCCGTGACACTATGAGCGACCGTCGCACCGGCCCCAAAAAGGGCGATAGGTCGGCTCCTACCGGCGGTCGCCACCATGGCTGACTGCCGCTTGGGGTCTGTCCCTAAAAGCAGGTTGCCGTAGTAGCGGATCGCGTCCTGATAGCCGACACCCGAATTACAGAAAGACCACTTCGTTTCAGCTGGTGTCAGTTCGACAGTGATGGTCGCCGAGGCGTTCTCTGCGCTCCACGTCGTCACCGTGTAAACGTTGGTCTTATTGAGGGCTGGTGTGGTGTCCAGAATCGACACGCTTGACGCTGCCTGGCGGGTTAGGACGGTCTCGGTCTGCCCGTCAATCGTGCGGGTGATCGCCATCTCCACGGCTGCCGCCTGCCCCGCCTCAGGAGTGGGGATGGTCACGTCGAGCTGCCCAGCCCCAGAGCTTTCCAGGTATGTAACCTGGCAGGTTGCGGCTACCGGCTCCAGATAGTCGACGGTGAAGGTGAGTGTCGCGGCTGCCGATGAGAGGCCATTGGAGTCAATCGCAAAGACGGTCAGCTGGTAGGTGGCCCCGTCTTCTAGCCGGGTCGTAAAATCTGTCCCGGGCAGGGTGGTTGTCCGGACGGTCTCAATGTTGGTGCTGCCCTTGCGCAAGTTGATTTGCGCTTGGACTGGGGTTGCCCCCTGGGCCTGGCTGAAACCCAACACCACGTGCAGCGCAGACTGGTTGACCACAGTGCCCGGCGATTGGATCGTCACCACGGGCGCGCTCTTGAATGTGATGGAGTCTTGCTCAGACCAGGTGGACCCGCCGGACCCGCCAAACCCGCCGGTAGTCGCCTGCCCCCAAGTGCGGACCCGCACCGTCAAAGTCGAGTTAGCCGCGTAGGTGCCCTTGGGGAAAGTCCGCGACTGGCTGGTGGACGTGACCTTGCTTGTCGTGTCCCAGGTTTTTCCGCCGTCTGTCGAGTATTGCAGCTCGTAGGCGGTCTGGGCGGTCGTGTCGACCGGGTTGTGTTGCCAGGTGATAACTAGGTCTTTCGCCAGGTCGGTGTAATCCTTGCTGGTTGTGATCACGGGCGCGTTCGGAGGGGCCAACAGTTGGACGCTGTTGCTATCCACCGCCGGTGAGGTGAGCTTAGCCGTGTCGGTCGCCTGGCAGGACACCTGGTAGATGTGGACCTTGGACGTGTCCGGTGAGGTGTGCGTCCAGGTGTTAGTGCCCGCTGGCAGTGTTGCCACGTACGCCTGGTCCCAGGTGGTGCCAGTGTCGGTGACCACCCCGTGGCGGACTAGATGCTGGTGCTGTGGGTAGCCAGCGTTTGGAGTCCAGGTGACGGTGATGTTGTTGTCGTCGCCCTTAGAGGCGGCCACGTTAGAGGGTGCCGCTGGGGTCATGAAGACGATCTCAGCCGACTGAGCCCTAGGCGTATCGCCTGCCCCGTTCGCGCAAGACACCTGCGCCCAATAGTTAGCGTTCGGAGTGCATGAGATCACCACCGAGCTGGTCGGGCTCACGTTTACAGCCCGCTCCCACTGGGCCGCGTTACGCGACAGGTCCACACCGTAGATAGTCGCCGCACCGTTCGAGGGCTCATTGCGCTGCCACGACACCTGGAGCTGCGTGTCAGAAATCCGCGTCAGGTGGACGTTAGACGGGGTGTTAGGCGGCACGGTCAGCTGCGATAAGCCCAGCCATCCGGTTGTAGTGCCGCCCTTACCCGACGCGTTCGGGTAGTTGACCGACAGGCCGATATAGGAGACCTTGCCGCCGCCCGGATCGTGCGGAACCGTCACATCATAAGGTCCGTAGGTCCATCCCCTGCCGCCCTGGGCGATATCCGCCGACGCCCCCGACACGGCAAACTGGGTGCCGTTAATATCACCCAGCACGGTCGCATCATGATACGCGTACCAAGTACTGCTGTATTTGGGCACGCAGACCAGCCAGGCCCTAACGACACTAGTGTTAGCCGCCGGATTAGAGCTGATCTCATCGGCCTGCAAATAAAAGGTGGCGTCCGGGCCGACAGTACCGACGGCCAGCCTGTTCGTGCCCATCTAGACCCCCTGCACCTGATAGTTACCCAACTGGCGGGTCTTGATAATCGCGATCAAGTCACGGATAGCCCGCACAACCTCCGGGTCGTAAACTTCACCAGGACCGCTCGTGGTACTAAGCACGGGCATATCCAGGCCCGTCGATAGGGCAGCCTGAGCGCCCGTCATCAGACTCTTCGCCGCCGACACGGCCAGCTGCTTGTGTGCGCTGATGCCGCCAGCGAAGTCTTTTACTAGGGCCGCGCCGGAGAAAGTGGTGTAGCCATGGCCCGAGAACTCGCCGTACTTCGCCGGACTGTGGGGGAAATAGCCGCCAGCTTTGCTCGTGACGCCGCTGACAGCCGAAGTCACGCTGCCGATCATGCTTTTGATACCGTCGACGAAGCCCTGGATCAGATTTTGGCCAGCGCTGTACAGCCTGCCGCCAACATCACCGATAGCGCCAGCGGCTTTGCCCGGAAGCTCCCGCACCGCCGACAACACATCTTCAACTTTGGATGTAATCCCGTCTTTCACCCAGTTGATCAGCTTCTCGCCCGCCTGACGCATCTGACTATCGTCACTAGTTAACTTGTCGAAAATAGCCTGAACGATCTTGGGGATATTCGAAACGATGATGTCGATGATACGGTCGAGATCGTTGATGATGGCGGTCAGCAGCGTGACACCGCCCTCGATGATGAGGGGCAGGTTGGCGATCAGAGTGGAGACAATCGCGTCGATGATCTCAGGCAGCACCTCGGTGATGGCTGCGTTGATTGCCTCCATATTGTCGACCAGCGCACTCAGCAACTGCACCCCAGCATCAATCATCAAAGTAAGATTGTCGCCGGAAAAAAACGTGGTGATCGCGTCGATGATCTGTGGCAGCGCCTCGATCAGGACGGGCAGGACCTGGCCGATAGCGTCCAGCAGGGCGCTAAACAGCATGATTCCCGCCTCGATCATGGCTGTGAGGCTGTCGCCGGAAAAGAAGGTCTTGATCGACTCGACGATCTGCGGCAACTGGGCTTTAATGACTGGGATTGAGTTGCGGATGCCCTGGGCCAGGCCTTGCAGTAGCTTGGTCCCGGCATCAATAATTAAAGGCAAGTTGCTAATGATGGCGTCGACCATGCCCAACATGGCGCTATAGATCGCCGGGATCAGAGTGGGCGCGGCATCAGCCAGGCCATCCACGAAAGCAGCGAAGGCTTTCGCCCCAGCGTCGATCAGCGCTGGCAGCTGCGAAAGTAGTGTTTCGACCAGGCCGGTCAGGATGGGCGTCCCCTGCTCCACCAGGGTCGGAAGGTTAGTTGTTATGCCCTCGACTAGGGCGGTGATGATCGCCCCGCCCATACTCATCAGGCCTGGAATGACCTCGAAAAGCGAGTCGATCAGGCCGGTAATTCCAGCCTGAAGGGACGGGGCGACAGCGGTGAAGATCGTCCCCATATTGCTAGCCACCTGGGCTATCGCCGGGCCTAGATTCGCCAGCGAGGCCTCTAGGCCTTTAGCCGCCGCGTCGACAGCCTGCTGCGCGTCAGGTGCCCCCTCGATAAGCCCTTTGAGGCCGTTCATGAGCGGGTTGAGCCCGTCTGCCAGGACGGACACCAGCGCTGGGGTGAGGGTTTCGGTGATCTTGCCTGACAACTGAGAGAAGTTGTCCGACATGTTCGACATCTGCCCGGTCAGCGTCTTCGACGCTAGTTCCATTGTCTGGTAGAACATGCCGCCCGCCGAGGTGGCGTCGACCATCGCCTGGCGGACCTCATCAAAGCTGATGCCGCCTTGCTCCATGCGCTTACGCAGGTCGGCCATAGACTCGCCCGTGCGCTTGCTGATCTCATTCAACGGATTGAAACCAGCGTTAATCATCTGGAGCAGGTCTTGCCCCATCAGCTTGCCGTTAGACGCCACCTGCCCGAAAACCAGCGACAACTGGTCGAAATACTGGGCGTTACCCTGCGAAATATCGCCCAACATCTGAAGGTCGGGGATCAGGTCCGCCGAGGTGCGACCGAACGCCAGAAGGGTTTTGGACGCGTCAGCAACCTGAGTCAGCTCGAAAGGAGTGTTAGCCGCAAAGTCAGCTAGTTCGCCTAGCTTCTCCCGTGCTGCTTCAGCCGACCCCAGCATGGGGGTGAAGGCCGCCTCGTAGTCGGCCATCGCCGAGTTGAATTTGACGCCAGCCGCGACGATCCCGCCAACCCCAGCCGCGACCGCTGCCGACGCGCCGATAACAGCCGTCGCACCGACGGAGAAGGCCTTCCCGAAAAACGCCCCGACTTTCGAGCCGATGCCCCTGGTCTCGCCGTTGATCTGCGAGCCAAGCTTGGAGCCGAAACCCTTCGCCTGGGGGATGACTGAGACGTACTCGGAGCCGACCTCGCCCATGCCAACCCCCTCTCAGAGTTGACCGCGCCTGGCCCTATCCAGCAGCTCAACGATCTGCTCACGCGTACGCCCACCCGTATTGCCATAACGCTCTTGTTTCTTTTTGCGCCAAGGCCTGACCGGGTGGGGTTTAGGGTGTTTCTTCGGCCCGGCTGCCACCTTGTGGTCCAAGTCGAACAGGTCGGCCAACAGAATGGCCTCACGGCTGATCGGGTACTCCCAATCGTTGAGCGCCGCGCACAGCCAAGACGTCGGGTCGGCGGACAACATGGGCATAAGCCGGATGGCCTCACCCACGGTCATCCGCCGCCCAATATCGTCTAGGCTGAGGCCGAAGCGTTGCCGCCACTCATACTCGATAGGGCCTCGATGTTCCCGGCAGAGGCGGGCGAGGCCGAGCGTTCCCCCATGTTGGTGCCGTTCAGCGAGTTGTACTCGTCAAACCAGGTGGCAAACATGTCCTGGACCTCGTTGGGGTCCATCTCCCGGACCGTGCCGATATCGCGCGGGGCGATCAGCTCCAGAGTGCGCAGCACGTTCTTGTTCGACGCCATCAAGCTGGTTTCTCCGCCCAGCTCGTCAGCCAGGTCGATTAGCCTGCCGAACTTGAGGCGCAGCGGCAGGACCAGGTCGGGCAGCTGCGGCTCACCCGGCCACGGTTCAGGAGTCCAGGTGATGGTCTTCCCGTCGATCCGGTACGTCCGCCCGGCCTTAGTCGTCTTCTCCATCACAACCCCAAAGACTGGGTCTGAGTGGCGGTCTTGAGTGCGGTCATCCACACGGTCGCCTGGCCGCCGAGCGCGTCGTCATGATTAAGGCTGATTGTCGTCTCATAGCCGACAGCCTCATCCGTCTTGAACGTGATCTCACCCACGCTAATAACCTGGGCTTTCGGCGCGTAAACGCGGATCACCTGATCGCCATCAACCACATCAAACACAAGCGGAATTTCTTTACGCTGCTCGTTGGTGTTAATGGTGAACTTGCCATCAGAGGCCGACTGGGTGATCTCCACGCCGAACACAAGTTCGATAACCTCAAGCTTGGTTTCGATGAAGGTGGCGGTGATCTGCGGGAACTCGTCCGGCGCGGCCCGCAGCACCCTGACGGTGGCCCCGTTCTGCCAGGCTTTAATGGGCGTGGAGTCGCCCGCCTCGGGCATGGTCAAGACCACACCGTCTTCGGAGACGTAGCCGCCGACGTCCCATCCGGTGAGTACCGCTGTGGCGCTAGTCGGGACGGTCGCGCTTCCATCTGGCGACCAGTAGATGTTGCCGGTAAGGCCGACGCGGACGTTCCCGGCGCTGAGATTCAGATCAGCCATCGCCGATCTCCTTTCAAGATTGGTTGCCTCGCATGGTCACGTCGACCAGGAGTTGCCTCATGGGGCTGTCTTCGGTGCCCAAATCAGTCGGACCACCGGTGATGACAATGTTTGTTATTGGTTGGCCGTTTCTCAGGCCGGGGAGCGCACCCGCCAGCAGCAAAGCCAGCCGGGTAGCTTCTTGGTCTTTCGCCGCCCAGACGCGGCATTGCATCGACGAGATGTCGAAGGGTGGGGTTTGGTAGCCGCCGAGGCGGTTCCAGATGATCGCGACCCGCCAGCGTTCTGGAATCTTCCGGCCTACGAAAGCGTCCGGGACTAGTTCTCTAGTCAGGTCGCAGAGGACCTGCTCGGCGTCCGGGTAGGTGAGGGTGGATGGCTGCCACACGGTGCCCCCTAACTGGCTAGGGCTTTCGCCAACACCGAGTTTTTTCGCTCGACTAGGTGGGCGTGAGGAGCCGAGGCGACAATCCTTGCGACCATGCGGGTGGGATGCTGGACCGTCTCCACGTGGAGGCTGGCCCGATAGGCCCCCGTCTTAACCGGCGCGATGGCTTTGGCGACGGCCAACATCTTCTCCGCCCGGCTGGTTAGGGCCTTGTCGATCCCGGCGTCACCGTGCAGAATCTGGCCGACCCTGGCGTAGTTGAGCTTGAAAGTCACCCGAGCCGCCTAACTGCCGTCAAGGCTGTGCCCGGCTCCCAGCCCGTCACCGGATGGTGATAGTCGTGGGGCGCGCCGTCGATGTCATAGTCGTGGCCCCGGATAGTCAGCTTGTCGGCGGCGGTCACGTCCGACCCGTGTGGCATCAGGACCGTCAGGCGCTCCTCAAGCTGCCGTCGTCCCACATCTACCGTCTCGCCCGTCGAGGACGGGTAGACGACACAACCGTCAATGTCGAGCGGGTCTGGGTCCGTCCAGTCGATGGCCGTGTACGTCTGGCTGTACGGATCCCACTCGTGTGTTCCCCGGAGGCGGGTGACCGTCTCGCCGTGTGTGAAGGCCATTAGTCGTCCTCAGGCCGGTTGATTACATAGCAGGGCAGCACGGGTGGCGGAGCGGGTGCCCTGTCGACCGCCCAGGCTTTACCTGTGCTGCCCTTGCAGATGGTTTTCAGCTGGGTGATCTCGGACGGCCAGTACATGCCGTAGCGGACTTGTTTGGTGTCGAGGGTGACGCCGAACGGCCCGGCGGTCTGCGATTGGACTGCGCCCGGCCCGGCCTCATCCCAGCGGAGGATCGCCCCCCGGATGATGGCGATGGCCGCGCCCGCCTGCCCGTCGGTCAGTTCGCCTGCCAGGCAAGGTGCGACGCTCTTGGCTAGGGCCAAAGCGTCGTCGATCATCGCCTGGGCTTTGACCGGGTCGATGCTGGCGAAGGGCACCAGATCGGCTGGGGTGAGCGTGAGCGTCGCCATCGCTTACCCCCTGGTCTTGGTCCGCTTCGGCGCTTCCGGCTCGGGCTCTAGCTCGGCTTCCGGCTCGGCTTCCGCTTCCGGCTCGGGCTCTAGCTCGTAGCCGAGGCGTTCCATGAGGTAGGCGTGAGCGGCGGAAACCTCTAGCCGCTCATCGCCTTTAACCGCAATCACGCTGCCGCCGGGGTGATCACGCCAGCCGGATAGCCGTTAGCACCCGCCAGCCGGGTCACCGGGATGGCAACCTGGAATCCCACCCGGAAGACAACCCGGAGGGCCTTCGAGTCCTGCTGCATCAGATTCAGGATCACCTTGCCGTCCGCGTCGCTAATGACGCCCTCGCTGAAGAGGTCGTAAGTGATGTCCTGCCGGATACCCACCACGAACTTGGACCAGTCGGCGGCCAGCAGAGTCGCCACGGTGGCATCCCACACGCCCGACTGGACTTCGTTCAGCGGATAGCCGTATAGGCCAGCCGGAGCCCCAGCCGACAAGGACGGCGTGTAGAGCGGTGTGCCCTGGGCGTTCCGCAGGCCGACCAGCGCCCACTGGAGGCCAGGCCGGGAAGCGAACCCGTTGATGCCGAAACCCTGCTTGGCGATCTTCTCGCCCAGCTGAGCCACATCCACACCAAGGTCAGCACCCGTCCCCTCGGCGACAACATTCCCCGCAGCAATCGCGCCGGGAACCATGGCCGTCGGCCACGAGGCTGGCTTATCAACCCCGAACAAGGCCGCCTGATCGACCTTCAAGCCGATGGCCTCAGTCAGCAGCGGCTTCACCTGGTCCCACAAAGGCACGTTGGCGTCGTCGACCACCGCGTTTGGGATCGGCGCGATCACGGCCAGCTCCTCGGCTGTGATCGTCACGCCCTTCCAGGTGACGTTCGTGGTCTGCTTCAGCCCCGTATCACCGTCCAGCCAGTAGGCCTCAGGCAGGGTCGCTAGGACCGGCTGCTTGGCCTTCTTCGCCGACAGGCGGGCCGTCTTCGCCCGCGCTAAAACCACCGACGCCTTGGGCGCTTCGGCGATGATCTCGTTGATGATCTGATCGGGCAGTAGCGCGTCGGAAACTTCCGTGCGGCCCGTGATGCTGTTATACCCAGCCATAGTTGTTTCCCTTTCTAGGGTCAAGATTTGTTGAGCTGGTCACGCAACCAGTCTTTAGAGATGGAGGGTTCGGGTCTGGCCGTCCCGGCCAACTTGCCTGCCGGACCTACCGGCCTGGACGAGTCGACGAATGAAGCCAGAGCTTTCAGCTGCTCGCGCAGCCCGTCCTCATCAGTGGCCGTCAGTAGCGGTTCGACAAGCTTCGCGTCGTAGCCGCTCTCGTTGATCACGGTCGCTTTGATCCGGCCTAGCCGCTCTTGGGCCAGGTCGGATTGGAGCTGTGATAGCTGGTCGGCCATCTTTTCGGCTTCGGTCTTTTTCGCCTCGGTCGCGGCGATCCGTGACTTGGCCGCCTCGTCGCGAAGCTTGCTGATCTCGGCGTTCAGCTTGGCGATAGTCGTCTGGTCTTCGGACGGCTTGGCGTCTGGTCCGGTCGGCTTGTTTTCGGCCTCCGGCGTGCTCTCTGTACTGCTATCAGCGGACGGTTCAGGCATGGCCCCTCCTCGGGTCAATGGGTTTGTAGTCACGGCCCGCCGTGACGGAAGGTGGACACCCACGGCCCGCCGTGGGATCAACAGCCCCCAGCCCGCTGGGGGAAAACTTGGGCATTAAAAACCCCGCACCACCTGGGTACGGGGGTTTAGGCGCTAAGGGCTAGTGAGTTGGGCGCATGGCGTCCATTTTCTCCCTATGCCGGAAGAAGTTACCGGACCAAAAACGGCCATCAGCCTTACGCACAAACTGCGGCCCAGGGCCGCCAAGCAACGGAATATAGTCCGGTCCTTCATCGAAGGCGATCATGTAATCCGTGTCATCCTCAAACCCGTCGGATGACGGTATTAGTCTTACGGGAGGTTCGTCCCAGTGGGGGTGTGCTTGTTTCCATGCCTTGACCGCTCCCTCGTATGAACTAACGCTCATGCCTGTAGACCTCCCATCACCTTGAGGATGTCATCCAGCTCGCCCTGAACATCATTACGGACAATGCTACTGTCCCATAGGGCGGTACTTAGAGCTTCAACCTGAGCGTTGAGTGACTCCCATTGTGGCCCTGGCGGCGTCTTCTTCAGTTTAGCAACCAGCCCGTCATATTCAGCGCGGGTCTTGGCCCGCCCTACTTCGATGCGCTCAAGCTGGGCGTTGAGTTTCTCGGCCCTGTCTGTGGCTAGCCTCCGCTGGTCTTCTGGGCTGATCGGCATCGGGCCGCCGGTCTTGACGCGCCATGAGACCGTTCCGGCTGGTTCGAGGTCGCTGACTTTGAGGACCGCCGTTTGGCCCTTCTTGGCCATGGCCAACTCTGCCTCTGGTAGCCGCTCAGTCCCCTGGCCGTCCAGATAGGAGATGGTCCCGTCGGGGTTTTTGGTTACGTTGAACACGTGGCCACCACCGCCTTGCCTTGGTGGCCACTGGACCATGACGAAGCCACGGTCTCCGGGCTGCCAAGACTCCAGCTGCTGCTCAATAAAGCGCTTAGCCCCACCCTTATCCAGCTGGAAGGTTGGCATCCGAGGCTGGCCTGTCGCCGGATCAACCCAGTCTGCCGCCAACCCACGGTAGCCGCGACCAACATCACCCACCGTGGGCATCGCGATAACGTCGAAACCCCGGGCCCGCAGTTCCATCGCCTCAACCACCTGGTGGCAGTTGGCCTCATACGGGTCGGCACCGTTGAACTTGACGAAGCCAGGGTTAGCCGTCATGCCCGCCGCCGAGTCGGCGTAGGTTTGGGGGACGTTCAGCCTGGGTAGATCATCCGTCCAAACTCTGGGTGCTGTGGCCCCGCCGAGCTGATCGAGACGTTCCTGCCAGATGCGGCGCTGCCGGTTGGCCCACGGGTTGTCCAGCCCCTCAATCTGCTTAAGCTGGTTGCGCAGCCAGTCTGGGTCAGACTTGTACTCTTCAGCCGTCTTCAGGGCTGGCTGGCTGCTCCCGGCTGCCTTGGGTTTAGCTCCGCTCCTAAAGATTGGTTCACCCCTAACCCCAGTAGTGCCGTCGGAGAGCAGATCGGGGTAGTCCCGCCGCATCTGCGCGGCGATAGCTTTAGGGCTACCGCTCCCAGCGCGCTCCCGCGAGTCCGTGTACAGTTTCTTAAGCGCAGCGGCGTCGTAAGGCAGCCGCTGCCCCGGAAACACGGGAACAACTTGGCAGTCGCAAAATCCGTGGTAGCGCTCACCAGTCGCGCTTTTACTCGCAGCGCTCTTTCGCGACAGGTAGGCGTCACCACGGCTGGCCAGCATCAAGCAGAACGCGCAGGTCTTCCCGATAGGCATGCGCGCGTAGCGGACCTTCGCCGGGTCCTTTTTCGCGTTGCCCCTAATGGTGTTCCGGCCTGCCATCGAGACGGCCAGGTCCACCAGATTGAGCAGCCCGAAACCTGCCTGGTCGGTGGCCATCTGCCCGGCTGCCGCCTTGGCTAGATAGGAGTCGGGGTAGCCGATGTACGGCTCTGGCTCGAAAACTTCCAGCCCCGTTACAGCTGATCTCAGGTCGGCGTACCACTCGGTGGCCAGCTCTGCGGCAGCGCTCCCGTACGTGTGGGCCAGGTCTTGGACCGCCTCGGTGATCTCGGCAAGGCTGGCGTTGGGGTGGCTGTTAGCCCACCGGGTGAAGGCCTGCTTTGCCGCATCAGCAACCTTGCGTTGTTTCGCCGCGTACACCTCCGGGGTGGCCATGTCACCCCTCTGGTAGCTCGGTCGTCTCGGCCACGTTCAGGTCTGATAGGAGCTGCCTTCCGTCGGCCCGCCGCTTCTCCGTCAAAGCCTGCTGAATATCCGGGTCGGACATGCCCAAAAGCTTGAGCCCGACCGTCGTTTCGGCTAGCCACGGCATGGCCTGGAGCTGCTTCAGCCCCGCATCAGCCTCAGCCGCCCGGCTGAGGAAACGGGTGGACCGCCAGTTGGTGTCCAAGCCCTTCAGCTCATCACTGATCGTCTTATCGCCGTTAGCAATAGCAACGGCGCGTTGCATGGCCAGCCTGATCGGCCTGGACCACAGTTTGGTTGTCCGGTCGGCCATCGCGATCAGCTCATACTGCGAGGCGTCGTAAGACTCAGCCGAGGTCGGGTTCGCCATATCCGTCAGGGCGAAAGCCGTGTCAGGCAGTTGTGTTTCACGGGCCAGCAGTTTGGCGTAGGCGTTCAGCCCGGCCAGGTGCGGTGTCGGGTCGGAGGCGGCGAACTGCTGCACCGACACCCTCGGGTTGACCGCCTCATCATCATCAGGCAGACCCTTAAGACGATCCATCCGGGCTTGGAGCACGTTCTGACGGCTGCCATCGTCGTTCTCGAAGATGGACAGGTCAGCACCCAACACCCAATACTCCGGGTAGGAGTAGATGTCCAGATGCCCTTCCATACGGACTAACGCCCGGATGGCCGCGTCACTCAAAGCCATGGTCGCCCGGCTAATCCGGGAATGCCCCATGGGACGGCTGATCCTCGGCGTGAACACCATCGGCTCGACCAGCAGTTGGCCCCAAGGGTTGGGCTCGTCCGAGACGACCTCCCAGCCGCCCCGGTTCGCCAGTTCGACCGTCCGGTCTGGTAGGTAGAGGGCTATCTCCGACGGCTCCCCGTTATCGCGGGCAGCCACATAAAGCAGGTTGTCCATCCGGCGGGTTTTCGGGTTCCAATCGCCGGTAGCATGAAGCCCGTCGTACGCGTGCACTCGGCCTGTGTCCTCGGCCACGTTCACCAGGAACGTCACACCTTGGACGAGGGTTGATGTGAAGGCTGATGTCAGCTCGATGTCGAGCTGGTTGTCATCCCAAACGGTTTTAACCGTCTGGTCGATAACATTGCTGCCTGTGGGCCTCATGCCGTCCAGGTTGCACCGGTTGGCGAGCAGGTCGACGGGCTTCGCCGCCCAGCCGAGCACCAGACCCAGCCGGTAGTACTGCGGTGGAACAATGGTCGTAATCTGGCGTAGGACACGCTTCTGGTTGTAATACGTCTCCCGCAGCAAACCCCGCTTACGTTTAGCGTCCAGCTGGTCAGACAGCCGGTTAATCAGCTGTTGGATTTCCTGATCCACGGGCAGAGTCAGCATGTGCCCTCCTTCCGTGGCTCCGATTGCGTGATGTTTGGCCTGACGCCAGGCGGGTCAAAGCCGCCCCATAACGGGCCAGCACTACGGCGACTAGCGGGGCAATGTTCTGGTCAGGGTCCCGCCGATCTAAACCCCAGCCGCCCGCATCGCCGATCCGGCGGCGTTTCGCCCCCGCCACAGCGTCATCAAGTTGCGCCTGGTCCGCGTGGGTCATGCGTCCGGCGGTCAGATCGTCAACGAACAGGCCGCAGGCCCTGGCCATCTCCGACCCCGACGAGGTCACTTTCACTTTCACCCTGCGCTGCGAGAGCGGCCCAGCCAGAGCGGCGGCGGGCGACCATTGGTCGATTACCACCGGCACCATGTGCCTGGCCATCCGTGCGACCGTCTCCACTACCTGGAGCGTGTCAGTCGCATAGTCAAGAGCTACAAGCTCGACGTGGGACCGCCCGCCGTCAGCCCAGCAGGCTGCAACCGCTGCCAGGCGGTCGTGAGACATGTCGATAGCCATGGCGGTGGGCCGGTCGCCGTCAGGAGGCCCCTGGCTGACCGCACCGGCCCAGTCGCCCAGCGGGATAACCTCATCAGCCCCGCCATCGTCTGGCCCCCACCAGCCCAACCGCTCGCGGGCGAAACCTTGCGGGCTCAGATCACCAAGCTCGTCCTCCACGGTCGAGACTTGGATACGCCCGCCAAGACTCGGGTTTGTCAACCCCCATAGGCCCCGGTCGTCAACCTGAAAGTCAACGCCGAGCAGCCCTGCTGCTGACCATTCCGCCCAGCATCTAGCCCCCGGCTCATCCCCCAGGGCCGTACGTCTAATCCGCCGGAACACGTCGACCGACTTGGTCGGGTTCGGCGGTGTTCCCGTGTAGACCCTCTGAGGGTTCCCCAAGGGTGAGGCCGACACGATCGCGTTGATCGCGTCTAGATGGTCCTCGTTCATCTCCTGGGCCTCGTCGTAGATCACCGTGTCGCCGGTGAAGCCCTTAGCCGCCGAGGTGGTCCGGGTGGCGAACTCGATGTAGCCGCCGTTCGCCAGGTAGATGCCCTCCTCGCCGTTCACCCGGCGGACCTCAATCACGAGCTTGTTCAGCTCGGGGAAGCGGGCGCGTGGATCGTCTACTTTCTCTCCAAACCACCACTTCAACCGCTTGAAATGCTTCTTGTTAGTTTTGACTTCGTGGGCCGTATGCAAAATACGCTCGCCCAGGGCGACAACACCGAACGCTTCCCGCACCTCCAGCGTGCCGTTCTTGCCGTTCTGCCGAGGCACCGCCAGGCCGCACGTCCGGCAAACCCACTTGCCATCATCGTCAATCGCCAGCCAGTCATCCAAAACTGACCTTTGCCACGGATCCAGGTTGATGCCCTTAGCCCCATTGAGGCCCTTCAGGCTGGCAGCCCAATCCGCCGCAATATCGCCATACGTCTTGCCATACGTGGGGGCGACGTGGAGTCTAGGAGTTTGCGATCCCTTCACGTCGCTGCTGGATACGGGCGGCAAGATCAACCACCACCTCAGTTTCCTGCACCAGCTCCGGCTCGGCAGCGGACTTCAGCTGGACAGCCAGCCGGTCACGGCGTTCCTCCAGTTTCAGCACCCTGTCGATGGCCGCCAGGTCACCCCGCCGGGCAGCAACCCACACGCTCTTCAACAGTGCGTCAGTGCGGGCGATAGCCGAGCGGATATCAGCCGGATCAGCCTTATAGCCCAGATCATCCAGGCCCCTCTGCACGTCCTTCCAGCAGGCCGTCGTGGCTGCTTTCGTCTCGCCGTAGCCAAGCTGGCGGGCGATCTCCGAATAGACAAACCCGGCCAGGTGAAGATCAACAGCGCGCCGCCTACGGTCGTCCTTCTCCGCCCTGTCCACGCCGCCTCACCTTCGCCAAATTAGCTTCACGCTCCAGCCGGTCAAACAACTCAACCGCCCCGGCCACCCGGTCTCTCGCCTCGGCGAACAACACCGGGTCGGTGACGATCAGCGGATTCCGGATCGCCCGGCTGGTCATCTTGTGAAACACCCTGCCCGAGCCACGCCCGTTAGCTTTCGCTTTGCGCCAAGCCAGGCTCGCCGACTCCGGGTGTATCTGCTGCAACCGCACCGACCGGGTCGAGTCGTACACCCTCCGCAACCCGCCAGACTGGTCCAAATACTCCTTGCGATAGCGCAGCACTGGCACGACCGCAGACGTGCCAAACTCGGCCCGAGTCCCATAAGTAAAAGCCTGGAGGATGTCGTCCTCAACCGGCCCCCACCATTCCGCCCGTCCCTCGACCTTCTCCAGGAAGAGGCTGTAAGGAAAACCCGTCCTGGCGACCACCGGACGGTCCAGGCTATTAGTCGCCTGCAACTGCGCGCCCACCATCATCGAGTTCGTCGACCGGGCGATCAGCGCCAAAGTCTCAACGTAAAAGGCCAGGCCGCCAAGCTGCCGGGCCGCATCAATCCCGCCCTTCGTCCCCCGAAGGATCGACAGGTTGACAATATTGTCGTCTAGCTGGACCAACGCCCAGCAGCCCAGCTCCGCAGCCAGCCGACCAGCCCACTCGCGGCCAGGGAACGGCCCCAAAACTTCCCCAGGAGGCGACATCGCCGCCCAATGGCCCCGCGCGTAGGCCATCGCCCAGTCACGGCCATAAACCGCCAGCGGAGCCCGGCCCACCTCATAGCCGTCAGCCTCGTGACTAGACACCACAGTCACCGCATCTAGACCACCGAGCAGCCGCTCGGTAGGCCGCTGCGCCACAGCAGGACGACCACCAGAAACAATCGTAACCAGGACACCGTCAGCTGCGGCGCACATCAAGCACACCATCCAGCCCGGCAAGCATCGCCTCAACCGTCCGGCGGGCCTCAGCCGACCCGCAAACCACCGTCAGCTCAAGCCGGGCAAACTGCTCAGCCGCCGAGCTCGACAACTCCAGATCCAAAGATTCGTCAGCCTGACCGGCAATCACCTGCTGCCAGTCAGCCAAACCAAGAACATCCTCAAGCCCCGACCCAGCCAGCTCATCAAGCTCAGCCAGAAGCTTCCCCACATCCCAATCCGTATAATCCGAAGTGCGATTGTCGGCAATTCGGTAGGCCGCCGCCTGCTCATCAGAAAGATCAGCAACCACAACCGGCACCCTGCCCATACCAAGACGAATTGCCGCCAGCAGCCGGGTATGCCCAACCACCAGAACACCATCCCGATCAACAACCAGCGGCTGCTGCCAACCAAACTCAGCCAGAGACCGGGACACCATCTCAACAGCACGATCACCGATCAGCCGAGGATTCCGCCCATACGGCCTCACCCTCGACACCGGCCACTCCACCACATCCATGACAACCCCAAACCAAACCAAATAGTCGTAACCGGAAGCCTGCTACTTACCCAGGGGGGA